CCACTAATGTAAGGGTTGTTGCTCCAATACCAGCAAAACTGATTCCTTGAGCATCTTGATCCCAACCATTATCAGAAGAATGTGAATTAAAGAATGATGTTCCACCAGCACCAGTAGAGATATTAGTTGTTGTAATACCTGTAGGTGCTCCACCAGCAAAGATAGTATCTGAAGAATTTAAAATAAATTTTCTCCAATATGAAGGAGAACCAGCAGAAAACTCTGCGTCTTTTGCTTTTGAAAGATTTAAATTCTTTTCAAGAATTGTTCCAGCATTGCCTGTTATTGTTCCTTTATCATCAACAACTACTACATGAACTTCATCAAATCTTGAACTTCTTGCTGAAGCAAAATTTGAAGTACCTGGTCTGTCAGCGAGTTGACTCCACTGAAGAGTACTATTAGTTAATTGAACTGTCTGTTGATCATACCAGTCTTTCTGTGCTGTGACAGATTCTGTTCCAACAATAGAACCATCACCAACTTGATGAAGTGTAAGAGTTCCTGTTCCAGGAAAAGAAAATGTTCCAAGTGGTTCATAATCTTTAGCGGTTTCTGTTCCAGCAGCAGATACGTGACTAATAAACTTAACACTAATCTGACTATCTATATCTGCCTCAGTAACTATTCCCTTATAGAATCCATCAAGAACAGATGTTGAACCAGCTGATATTTGATATGTTGCGGATGGAACTGCCATTGAAATTCCCATACCAACAACTGCTGTATGTCCTGATCCAACTACAAGTATTTGATCAGCTGCGTTATCAACGATAGCGACTTTTACATCATTTCCCCAAGATCCAGGATTTCTTGCTGCTACAGTTACACCTGTAATAGTGCTTTCATCATATCCATTATTAGTGTAATCATCTACGGATCTTATCTTTATACTTGATGCTGTTCCTACAAATGCGTTTTTGAGATCGTCATCATCTGCTCTAACTACACTTAAAACTCCACCATATGATAAGTATGAAGATGCTACCATCCAATCTTCATATTGACTATCCGTGGCAGTTGGTTCTCCAAAAAGGTCAATAAGATCAGCTTCGTTCTCTACAGTTGTAGGTATGTTAACTGGTCCTTTAGAAAAGGCAGCTACTATAGCAGCAGTCTTATCGGTTGCAGTGTCTACTCTACCAATAGTAAGGTCAACCTCTCTTACCAAAATTCCAGGAGATGCTAAATTAATGGGCATCTTTTATTCTCCAAATCTCAGATTTATACTGAAATTATTTATTAAAAAGGGTATTTTCAACGGGAAAACAGTACGTGAACACTACCAATCTGGATACATCCAATCAGTAAATATCTTTTTCTTCTTTCTATTTTTAACTATTCTTTTGATGGTACATATCTTACATTCGTAAGAATATGATGAAGCGAGAGTAGATCTATCCTTATGAGTCAAATAAAAACCATCAACCAAATCCTTTACTTCTCCACATTTTCGACACTTTCTTTCAGAGAATAATAAATGTTCTAAATCTATCTGATCATTAAAATCCATTAGAGTATCAGAATTGTTTGTGTTCCATCTTTATTATCTGTTATGGTTATCTTTTTATTTGGAAATGATTTATTTAATAATCTTTTCAATTTCGCATGTTTAAATAAATTCTTCATTACCGATAATCCCACATATAAGATCTGTCACCATATTCGTCAACTTTCCATAAATCTCCTTCTTTATCAACAAATGAATTATCATCTAAACCATCAGACATAAAACCAAAAGGTGCCATATCTTGTTCGATTTGATTTTTTTGTTCCTCAATATATTCTTTTTCTTACATCATTATCTGTCATTTCTTTAAAATAATCCTGTGCTACTAACCATGCAAA